GCGGTGTTTTCGCTCTGGAAACCCTTTTCTAACTCCTGCTTTTCGCCTTCCTTGACCCACCATTTTACAGGCGGATCCGTCCAGTTCTTCCCATACGGGCGTTCCTGGGATCCTTCGGAAAGGACCTTTTCGTACCAGCTTAAAACAGATTGATGGCCACAACCCAATTTTACACCTACGGACGGAAGCACGATTTCAATATCGTTAACTTCCAAAATATCCACAAGCACCCCCCTGTCACCAGGGAAGTTTTCAAAGGGTGTGTCTTTAAACGCCGTAAGAGTCCTCTCGTCGAGGCTCTCAGCTTTCTTCTTGAACCATTTCCAACAAACCTTGAAGAACAGGCTGTCGGGTTTAGCCGGATTCAAAAATTCAGCTAACCTATGAAAGAAGCTTGTATGACAAACTCTCCCACGGGCTTCTGGCAATTTCGATTCGAATAACTCTGTCTCCATCACAACTTCTTCCAAGGGCTTGGCTAGCCCAGTGGAATGGTTGCATCCATAAGGAGGCAGGAAACGCTTAGTCTGGTTGTATACCAGGCGCTCCCTCTTCCGGAGTAGAGGCTCAAACCTTTGGCCAAACGTCCGCATCAGCTCCATGAAATTATTGGAACTGGGGTCTCTCCACTTAAAGGCAGAGACCACTCGCTCGGAGGTAATTATCTTCCCTGCGAACTCTGTTAAACCCTTAGATATGATTGTTTTATCGGGGTTATACGGACATCCAAGAAGTTTCAGTGTCTGTAGATACCTGTCATATAAGGGCTGATGCAAGATGATCACATCATCACCCAGGACGAAGAACCTATTAGGAACTCCGCCAGACAACAGATGCAGCAGTACACCGTGTGTCAAGGCAAATGCCGGGAAGCTAGGGTAAAGACCCATAGGCTGACCGTTTGTCCACCGCACAGTAACCTGCGGTTTCTTACATGTCCAATCTGACCGAGACAGCTCCTCAAAAAGGTCTATATCCGGTATCGGACCGAAAACGGCCCTCAACACGGCTAGTTGCAACGACAGTGGAAAATAATCTGTCGCCGAGGATAGATCTACCGCAAAAGCGGTCCCTCCATTTTTGAGGTGTTCTTGTACAACATTGTAGGGCTTGTTCTGTTCAAATGTGCAATCCCAGGGAAGGGATCCAAGCAACTCAAAGAGTGCATGACCCAGTGGCTGCAACGCCATCTGGTGAATCCTATATGGGCTTGCTATCCAACGGACCTTCCAACCCCCATCCTTGGTTAGAGGACAAAGGGAACCAGCATCGACCGGTATAAAAGGTGGTCTTAGCCTGCTATGCACGGTCTCAAATGCACCGTAGTCGGACAAGTGGTAACTTGCACCGCTTAAGCCTTGCAAGGGCTCACATAGGGAAATGTTGTCAATCCCTTCCAACACCTTAGAATATACGGTGTAGTGACGATTAAGAAAGAGGTGGTGATATGGATTGTCCATCCACCGAAATTCCTCTTCCAGGCCTTCATGCTGAAAGACCGATCCCTTCTTGTAGAGGTGACTTTGTCGCCGCTTTACCACGGAAGGTCAGTAGAGGCTGATGGGGCCCCAAACTGTTGTGTGATCCGAAAATGGATGCTGCATGCTGAGCAACTTCAGCGCAGACCCATTTCACGCCAGTCGGAAGTAGTAATGTCCCACACATTCTTATAGTAGAAAAAAGGTAGAACCATGTCACCACC